ATCTATATTAAATAGTTCTCCGCCTCGTGTTATTCGCATAAAAAAATCAGATGTATCGTTATCAAACTCATCAAATTTCATAACGGAGTTATTACACCTGAACTGTAGATCTAATCTTAAGTTGTATTTTCTATCCATTTAAGCACCACCTTTCAATGCTTTAATTTCTTCTTTAAGTTTTTCAATTTCATTTATAGCTTCCTTTAATGCTCCTGCTAATACATTTGTATAGTTTGAAGTATCATAGCCTAAAGTATCACTACTATTTCTATCACAAGTTATTATTTCGCTTCCTACTTTTGTATTAACTATATCTTGAGCTATAAATCCATATTTATTATTATCATTACCTATAAAATTGTACCTAGCTATGTATAAATCATTATTTACAAAGTCATACATGTCTTTAGTTGTAATTTCATCTGTAGTAGCTGCTCTAACATTAGGCACTTCTTCTATATATTTAACATTTTCTTTTAATCTTCTGTCAGAACTCGCATTTACAGAATTTACAGTATAAATACCTTTCCACCTAAAACTTGGTGAGCCGTTATTTATATCTTGTTCACCTGTAACTGGTCTAAAGAATTTGTCATTGTTAGAATCTGTTCCAACCCTTACAAGTGTACCAACTTCATTATTATTATAATGTGCTAATATTAATCCTGTATTTCCTCCCCAACGTCTTATTGCGGGTATTTCCATACATCCATCATAATAACTTGATGCTGACGATAAAAATGTAGCAATTACTTTTTCATAACCACTAGATGGATTTGGATATGCACCATTAATATAGTTACTTGTTATTTCCAATCTTTTTATAGGTGATAATCTCATATCTCCATTACCATACATTTTTATATTAGAAAAATCTCCTACTGTTCCACCTTTATCGTCATCTCTTTGGAAAGAAGGGCAACAATAACACATATCTATATAAGGATATGAAGTACCTTGTGGGTTAGTATCAGCAGGGTATGGAAACATTGTAAAATAACTGTTACTTTTAGCATCTAAACCGTAATGAGTTAATGTAAGTCTTGGGATAATATCATCACTATCATAATCAGTAAGCTTCTTATATCCAAAGAATCCTCTTACTTTTCCATTTTCATAAAGTGTATAATCTCCGTTGTTAATTCCTACATACCTACTTATTCCATCACCTATCGTAGTTGCACCGTTTAACTGTATCTTATTAGCTTTTATCTTTGCACTCCCGGGTGTTACATTTATATCAGCTATAGCTTCCCCTTTAGCAATTACATTATCAGATGTAGGAACACTTTTAGATGCTATTTTTAAATTCGTAACATCAAGATTTACATTCCCAAAGGAATCTATATCAAAAGTCCTCTTCCCATTACCATCAGTTACACTTAGCTGTCTAGCATCAATATAATGTCCTCTAAGTGTTCCTATCCAACCTCTATCAAGCCTTAATTCCTCTATCAATGCATCTTTAATTGCAGCACTTTCGAAAAATTCAGTCCCATCTGCAACCTTAGTTGTTGTAGCTTCCGCTTGCTGTGAAAAGTCTGTAGCATTTCCAAATGTATTTACTGCTCTAACTCGATAATACCAAGTCTCATTTGCTCCTACTTCATGTAAAAAAGCACTTGCTTTGCCACTATAAATCATGTGAAACACCGTAGGTTCAAAATCTTTTATTTTAGAAGCGTATACCTCGTAGTCATAATACATTTTATTTTCGTATGTCCAGCTTAATTGTACGGATTTCCATAATCCCTTTGTTGTTACAACTGGAACTGCCGGTAATGTATCTGGGGTTATTTCTTCTATGCTAGGAGGCTTAATATCACCTTCTGCACTAGGAGGAATAACACTCCCACCTGGTCCAAGTGTTCCGTTATTACTATTGCTACCACTACTTACTAGTCCCCTTATTTGTTCTCCTACTACTACTTTCCTTTTTTGCCTATCAGATATAGACCTAATATCTTCAACTATTCTAAATTTAGCTCTAGAATCATCTATAGTATTATGTAGAATGATTAAATCACCTAATTTAAAATCTAGATGTTCATATCCATCCTCATTTTTTAATTCTTCCAGCTCTAATTCATATGATGCAAAAGGCTTATTATTTCTTCTAAGAGCCTCCCAAGTATATTTTAATAGTAAGTTTGGGTCCTTTATTCTTCCATCTTCATAAATTCCTATCTTCCTACCATATTTAGCTATAGCTTCTTTATCCTCTACATATTCTAGACCCAAAGGTTTGTCAGCCGGATTATTCGGAGTAGACCAAGAAATATCCTTAAAGCTATATTTATACTCTATATTGTCTTTTTGATACGTAGCTCCACACCCATACATGACTGTATAGAATTTATTTTTTTCTATTCTTTTTATTTTGGATACATTAAGATCTGTTGAACACCTTATTCCAGTATCACTACCTAATGCATTAACTACATTTAATTTCTTTTTAACTATATTAGTTCTTGTACTATCTAACTCAATAGAGTAATATACTTCAACTTCAAATAATTGCAATATATCCTGGATACACCAAAGAACATTCTTAAATAAATAAGGACCTATTGCTTTCAGTGTTCTTTCTGGACATTCTCCTAATTCATACGTAGTACCATCTAACATAGTAGTTAATGCATCTCTTAACGATACTGACTTATTTTCATATTGTGTTATGGCCTTTTGTTCTTGCAAGCTATAAAAGTCATGTAAGCAGGTAACTTTGTATTCCGTAGAATAAGAAGTTTCAGATTCAACTTGCTCAACTATAAGTAAGTCCATAGTTTCATCATCTTTGAATACGCCTATTTTATCGCCTTTATTAATATCTGTTATATTATCTTTTATTCTAAATTCTAAACTTACTTCTCCGCTTGTTGTTACTTTATATTCATCTTTAAAAAATTCATAGCTATTTATTATCCTTTTAAGTCTCTCATTATCATCAAATAAAAGTAATGAATCTTTCATACAATCACCTACCTATACAAATTGTTATATTTAACTTTAAATGTTGCACTTCCGCTAGATAGGTTGTAATTATTTGTACCTTTTTCAATTGTAGGGAAATCACTATCTAAAGATAAAATAGGCATATTAATTTTATTGTTAACTTTAATTGATTTTTTCTTGCAATCAATTATTATCTTATCTCCACTATTAAAACTAGTATTTAATTCTAAAAATCCATTTTTTGATGAATTTGAAAAATCTAACTTTATTTTATCGCAAGAACTACTTACATCAAACTCAAGTATTGGATATGTGGATTCTGTTCCTGTGTATGTAAAATTAGAAGTTTTTACTTGCTCTAAGTTTTCTATTCTACAAGGATTTACTAAGCAAAATTCTAAGCTGAAACTTTTTATTTTAACATTATCATTTAGATTTGTATCACCTACAGGTACAACTAAATAATGACTTCCAGGAATCCATCCATATTCTAGTTTGCATTCTTTTAGATTACTCGAATGAATCCACTCTGATATAATTTCTTTCTTTTCAAAAGTTAAAAATCCACAATCTCTATATTTAAATTCAATAACTATAGAGCGTGGATTTTTCTTTGTACTTCTTATATTTACACCTTTATATCCGGGTATATCTACTAAGTCATGTTCAATAGTTCCTGTAATATCATGTGAACAGCCTGTAACAATTAAGAAGTTTGGCATATCAATGCCATTTAACTTTATATTTTTAGAAAGCATGTTGATAACCTCCAAACATCTTAGATTTTCTTTCTTTTATTTCTAATAACTTTCTATCTATTATTTCTGCAAGTTTATATAAATCCTGCTCATTATTTAATGCTCCTGCATTAATATTAATCACATAATTACTATTATCTACTGAATTATTATTGTTGTTAGATGTACTTGGTAAAGCAGTAGTTGTAAAAGCATTTATAGAGTTCTCAGCAAAATCTTCAACAACTCTAGTTGAAGCAGGTTCTCCTCTATTGATTCCAATCTCATAACCTTCTGTTGTCCACTCTCCAAATTGTCTAAATAATTTTGACGGAGAATTTATTCCAAGTAACTTCTTAGCTCCATCTATAGCACTAGAAATAACGCCTTTAACAGACCTAATAAGTGCGCTAGCCATTGATTTTACACCATTAACAAGTCCTTGTATTATGTTTTTACCTATACTAAAAAGATTTATGCTTTTCAAATAATTTACAGCATTACTCATTCCTGTTCTAACTGCATTTGCTACTTTACTCATTGACGATTTAATAACTTGAGCTAATGCGCTAAATATATTTGATCCAAACGTCCTAAATATATTAAAATTGTTTATCCCTGTTTTAACTAAATCTTTTATGAAGTTTATGCATCCTGTAATTCCATTTTTAAAAAAAGTTTTTATCGTGGACCACATTCCATTAACCAAATTTTTAGCTCCAGTTGCAAGACCTTTGAATAATTTAACTGTACCCATAACTAGCCAGCCTTGAATAAAGCCAATTATTAATTGTATCGCCCCTTGGAATATAGTTTTAATTGATTCCCACATAGCTTTAAAATCGCCCTCTGCAATGGCTTTAAACAGGTCTATAATTCCACCTACAAATTTTAATCCACCATCTACTATATTTTTAATTGCATCTATAGCCGTCAAGAACGTATCTTTTACAATTCCCCATAAAAAATTGACAATTGGTATTATTACGTCTTTATGTTCATTCCAAAAAGCTGTAATAGCAACTAGCATAGATTGAACAGTTTGGCTAATAGTAGTTGAAAATTCTACAAAGGTTTCTTTAATACTTGAAAAAGCACTCATTAGTTCTGTACCTAAAGTACTTATAGACGCTCTAAATTCCTCATTTTTTTTATATAAATCTATAAATGCAGTGCCTACTATAGCTAATATTCCTGCGAATGCTAAAAATGTTGATGATGCAGTCCCTATCATAGTTACAACTCCACCAAACATAGTCCAAACACCATTAAGAGCAACCATCCATCCTTTCCAAAGTCCAACACCCATTTGCAATGGTAGTAGCAATAGTGTCATAGCAGGTAATAAAAATCCTATAACTCCAGCTATTTTGGCTATAATTGGATGGGCTTCATTAAATTTAGCTATCCAGTCAGAAACTACTCCAGTAACTTTAAGCGCTACTTTTAAAAACTGACCTGCTGTCTGTATAACAGGTTCTAACGCTTTTAACACTTTTCCTTTAGTTGTCTCAGCTAATCTTTTCAATCCTTCATCAGCTTCAAGTGCTGCACTAAACATTGTCTTGTATGCAAATAAAGCTGACATACCAACAATAGGAAAAGCAAGTGCCATATTCGCATTTGCAGCTGTTATCCCTCTAAGTAATAGTCCGTATTTAACCATGTCACCTTGAGCTTCTCTTATAGCAACTTTTTGTGCAGAATAATTCTTTATAACTTTTTCAACACTACCACCAAGTTTTCTATATCCCAAAGATAATCCATTTAATGGTGATCTACTAGCTTCCATTGTTTCATTAAGTAGTTGAAACTGCCCTATTGTCGAAGGAGGTAGCATGTCTTCTGGCTTAATGCCATATTTTTGTAGTCCTTTCATTCTTTCTGTAAGTATCTTTGTTTGATTTCCCATAAGCTTAGTCATACGAGCATTTAACTTAATACTATTAGCTTGTTGCCTTAATTGCATATCAGTTAATCCTAATTGACTTCTCATGTATATTTGTTTAAAAGTAGTATCATCAAGTCCTAATGCAAATTTAGTTATAGCATCTCTAGCATTCATTACTTGTTGAGAATACTTTCCATAATATCTTGAAGCTTTACGAGCTTCTTCGTGAAGTCTATACATTTCCGAATAAGCCTTTTTAGTGCTTTCAGGAACATCTCCTCCAAGAATCATTGATAATCTTTGCATTTCCTTATTAAATTTATTTGAATTACTTGAAGTTCCCTTAAATTCGTTATTCATTGTACTAAAAGATGTTTTCACTCCAATAGCTTCTCGTTGTAATTGTCTTAACTCTTCTATAGTTTCTTTTAGTGACTCTGTAGCAGATTCAGCACCTTTAGGAATATCTTTTTCTAATGCATCAGCAAACTTAGAAGAATCTTTTTCAGCTTTATTGAGCGAATTACTAAAATCATCAGTTTCAGCACTAATCTTTACGTTAAACTCTTTATCAGCCATTTATCCACCTCCTTTCAGAGATTGAATTTTTTCTTTAAGTCCTCTTTCATCTTTTCCATTTCTTTTTTAGATTTTTTCTTTTTAAATATGTTTATAATCTTACTTTTTTTAGCACTTACATAGCCGTAAATGACTGCCATTTTAATACCTTCTAGTTTTTCTTTATACTGCTCTACATAAATAGAAAGTTCGTAAAAATCACTATCCCAAAACACATTTAAAGGAACTTGATTTTCTATGACATAATACTTAATACATTTATCCCAATCTATGTAACCGTTATTTAGAGGGTATAGCTCCTTGATTATCATCAAATTCCTCTAGCATAGCCTTTAATAATTCTCCATACAACTCATAAATTGCTTTATCTCCTATTTCATCAGCTAGATTTAATACTTCATCTTCACTTATAAATTTATTTGAGAAACTTATTGCACATCTAATAAGAGTATACATATCAGATTCCGTAGGCTGCTCATCACTTAAAATAGGTTTCTTAGTTATATCACAGTACATTTTCTTTTGTCTTGCTCCAAGTTTCATTATGTATTCTTTATCACCATATTTTTTAACTATCGTTTTCATATTAAATCTCCTTAAAATTAAATTTTCGCAAAATAAAAAGGCGAGAATAGTTTAATCTCACCCTTCATTTAAGTATTCTATTCTGTTTCACTTGACGACAATAATGCCTTTGATCTTGATACAGAACCATTAACAACTAATGATATTTCAAGTCCAGCTAAACCATCTTCAAAATCCCCCGAAAAAGTTTCTATTTTCATAGTAGCTTCTAATAAATTGTCTACGTTACTTGTAGCAGATTCTGATCCAGCATAACTAGGCTTCTTTACTGCTAACTTTACAGCTAAATCTTCTGCTTGTTGCCATGCGTCCCAAAGTGTAGCAAACACACCTTCATCAGATTTATCTGATAAATTAGCAACAGCATTCATATCTATTGAAAAATCTTGTCCATTTAATTCTCTTGAAGTCATACATTGACCTTGTGCAGATTCAACTCTATCTATAAATTCCTCAAACTCATTTGAAGCTTCAAAGGATGCTCCACTTTGTCCTGCAACTGGTTTTCCTCCAATCATTATAAGTACATCTGCACTTCTTGTTCTTGACATTTACATCACCTTCCTTTGTATTACAAAATTAAATTTAATAGAGGCTTGATAAAGTATTGTATTTTCATCTATATAGTGTTCTGTAATACCATTATCTCCATCAGAACTCAATTCACAATCTGAAATTAAATACTCTCCAGCTTCTTTATATAAAAGTTCATATAAACTATTGTAAATATCCATGTATTTACTATTTATTTCTTTTCTTCCTTTATTGCTTCCATCATACCAATAAAATAAATCCCATGTGATGTAATGAATCTTCTCACCTGTTCTTAATACATTATCAGTGATCCTAGTGTCTCCTAATTTAAGATATGGCATTTTTATATTTTCATCTATAATATCAACTACCTCATAACCTTTATTAGTTAAATGTTGATATATAACTGTTTGTAAGCTATTTATCATAACTAAAAAGTATCCTTTCTACGTCGTCAGAAAATTTAGGAGTTATTTCTTCAAAAGAAGGTATTAAATGTGGTTTCTTACCTCTTCCTGCTGGATAATTTACTTTTTTAACAAATACCCAATTACCATCTCTTCCTCTAAACCTTAAAAATTTTGCTTTTTTAGGTTTTATAACATAAGCCTTACTTCCAAATTCTCTAGCTCTTGCATATTTAACATTAGTACCAACTAAAGAGGAATTTCCCTCATGCTTAGTATGAATACTAGTTTTAAGCCTAGATGTATCTACTGCAACTTTTCCTTTTGCCATACTTTCAATCATATACGCATGTTTTTTTCTAGACTTATCCGTTTCAGTTACTACATACTCTTTATACCCTTGTAAATATGTAACAAGATCTATTATGTTATTTGCATTAACTTTAATTCGCATGTTCTAACCTATCTAAAGTTACATAAGTTTTATTTTTTATTCTTTTAGGTTTATGTGTAGGTTTATAGTATTGGCCATCTATTAAGACATAAAAAATATCAATATCTATAGTATCTATAGTCGTAAGGTTATAAGACTCATGGTTAGCAACTCCAAATAATTGTATTTGTTTTTCTAAACTTAATAGAGATAAATTACAATATATAGATTTGTAAAGACTTTTATTCTCTATACGACCACCTTGCCCATCATTTACTCTACTTACTTCATATAAATCCACTCTAGTATTAAACCTCATATTAATCTCACCTTAACCTTGTCTAGTTGGGATTTCTTATATGCAATATATCTATCTAAATCCTTTTTATAGCCCTCCAATAAATTATTGCTGTACGAAAAACTTACTCCATCACTATTTTCACTATTAAGTCCCTCACTACCTATACGATTATACCTAGCTATAACCAACTCTACAACTATATACTCAAGCTCCAAAGGTACTTTTTGTTCTTTTATATAATTAATAACTGTTTGTGAATTTCTTTTTATTAAAGATAATAAAAGCTCATCCTTATCAGATGAGCTTAATCCTAAAGTTATTTTTACTTCATCAAGAATACTATCCATATTTATTTATCCTTTTTATTAGCTTTAGACTTTGTTTCTTTACTTTCTTCTACTTCTTTACTTTCTTCTACTTCTCTTATTAGCTTAGTTTCTTTTGTTACTGAAGATAAAACTGCTAATGGTTCTGTATATTCCATCCAAGCAACGCATTCTGGATTATTTATAACTGCATCTAAATAAGCAAATCCTATATGGTAAGTAGCATCTCTCTTAACACACTCTACGCCTGTAGATGTCATATTATATCTTACATCTCTAGTAAACACAGGTTGTAAGTTTGATAATGGAGTTAACGCTATAAAATTATCTGGATAAGTTGATACAACTTCTATAGGTAATCCAGCCACTTTAACTAACTCTCCATTTACTATAACACTGTCTGCCCAAGCTGTAGGCCTAGCTATTATTTCTCTCATTATATCTAACTTAGTATTTTCAGATATTATCCAGTTAAAGTTAAATTTTGGATGATTCCAGTATTTAGAAGGTATCTTTTTCTTTAATAATATGAAATCTTCTGGAGTTGGTAAATTAGCTTCCAGATTTATTTTTTTATTTGATTTTTTCATTTTTACTACAAAACCATCAAGTATCCTCAAGAAATCATCATGCCCTGTTGAACTAGCTGATTTATCACCATTAAATAATAAATCTTGCATATCTAATGCAAAAGCTTCTTGCATCATAGAAGTTAATGCTGTTTCCATATTTTGTCCTCTTTGACGTAATATGTACCATACATCATCATTGCTTAACCACATATCTAAGAATACTTTAACAACGCTGTATGGTATTTCTCTTTTATTTACATTAAATGCACCTTCTGGTACCTCTCCTGGTGTATAAGTAAATTTTCTAGTCTTTCTAGTTTGAGCTTCTAACGCTTCTATATTTCCACTTGTTTGGTCCTTATATTGGACGTTTAATTTCTTTAATGTGTTTGAGTTTTGTATTATATCGTATATAAAAGCTTCAGCTTGATCTGTTACTAATAAAGTTGATGCTGCATTAGCTTTTTGTAATTTTGATACCATTTCCGATTTTGTTAACGCTATAGTCATATGTATTCCCTCCTAGTTAAACATTCCTTCGAATGCACCTATATAAGATTTTTTTACTTCTTGTCCTGCTCCTAGATTAGTGTCTAATGATTGTGGAGCACGTCTTGATTTCTTTAATTCTGTTATCTCATTCATTAAAGGCTCTGTAGCTTCTTTTATAGCTTTAGCTATTACTTCTTCTTGTGTTGGTTCTGGTGGAGTTTCTTCTCCTTTTCCTTCATCAACTTCTGGAGCTTCCTCTTCACCTTTTAATACTTTTAACTCGTCTTTTATTGGAGCTAAAGCATCATCAAGCATTTTCTTTATATCTTCTGCTTTCATTTCCTCTTCCTCCTTAGATTTTCTTATTTCCTTTATCTGCTCTAAAGACTTTTGAATACCTACCGTATTAACAGTATTTAATACATAATTCTTAAAAGCATCAATTTGAATAGCCATATGCCCCGCTTTATCTGTTATAGTAGGTTCTAGTAATGTATTTTCTAACGAATCCATTAGAGCCCATCTAGCTTCTCTAATTCTTTCTTCAATAACGGCTTCACCAACTAATTGATTAAAGTCTGTAACATATGTACTTTTCTTGATATCTTCTTTTTTATCTTTAGTAAAAAAGCTTTTTAAAACATTAAAAAAACCTCTAAACTCTTCATCATCAGAATTTACAGGTTCTTCATCAGCTTTATAAATTTTTACTGTTTGCTTATTTGCTCCTTTATTAACTAAACTAATAAAGTCTATATCTAAATCTTTCATTCTAGGCATTTTACTCACCTCCCTCCACATATATTGCAGTTCCACCTATACTAAACCCAGTTATATTACCAAGTTTGATATCATTCCAAGTTATATCATCAGTAACTTTTATAGCAGCTACCCAATCGTCTTTTAGAACTCCTATATCAGGTATATCACATTTAGATATATAATTTTCTACAACATATCCATATCCACCTATCTCATTATGTTGCTTATCAACTCCAGCATTAGCTTTATTAACTGTGTTCATGAGCTTCTCCATAAATTTATGAGATGCTTTCTTAACATCCTCTACTGTAGCCCAATCTCCATGACTATCAGTATAATCAGTTGGATTACCATTTTCATCAAATTCCTTTGACGGTCTATAAACCACACCTTCTACAATTCTATTTTCTTCATCCAGTTTAGCTATTTTAACATCTAATTGTTTCATCCTATATCACCTCACCTTCCAGTATAGGTTTTAATGAACATCTACATTGAATAACATTAGAAGCTTTGGCATCATAGCTATTATCTCCAGGATAATCTAGTAAATCTCCATCAACAATAAATGGATTATCAAGTGCAACTCTTTGTCCTTCTACATCTTTATGATGATCTCTAGTTCTTTCATCCTTAGTAGAACTCCATTCTTTACCTATAACAACTCCACTTTCTTTATACCCTTGTAGTGTTCCTGCATTACTTGAACTTATTATTTCCGTTCTAGCAACTACTGTAGCTCTTTTCATATCAAACTCAGGCATATTCTTAATTCTATTAGATAACTCTTGTATACTTTCGCCCTTTTCAAATCCTTCTGCTAATTCATTTATAATAGCTTTATGTGTGGTATCTGCTACTTTTATTGCAAACTTAATCTTCTTATCTTCTAAAAATTTAAGTGCTTTTTCATTTAGTAAGTCAAACGTTATTGATACACTTGTTTGACCTAGTTCTGAAAGTATTTCTTGTTTAACCAAGTTCATTATATTTAAAAAGTTTTTATATACTATTTGCTCATATAAAACTTGCTGCTTTTCTATATTTTCTATATATATCTTAAGTATCTCATTTGTTACTGCCCCATTTTCGATACTTTCTATTATCTTCGATCTTTGAATTTTAAGAAGGTTATGAAACTCACTTTCCATTTCCAGGAATGCTTCGTAAGTAGCATCTAACCACTCATCAGATTGATTTATTTGATATATCCAAGTTTTATTCTTGTCATTATCTAATATAAACTCTTTCAATATCTCATTAATTATACAAAGTTTATCTTTATCCATTTAAAGCACCTTCTATAGCCTTTTGTAGTTCCTTTAAAGGATTTATTACATCTTGCATATCAAAAGCCTTAGATATATGATTCTGTTCTTCAAAAGTAGTTTTTAAATTTGTGTTTCTATTGGCAAGGTACACTTGCAAAGGAATATCTGCCCACTCGTCCGTTAATGGTTCAAATTCTTTACCTAATAACTTTCCTAAGCTATCTAATAACATATTAGGAGTAGCAACACCACCAGCTATATAAGGCGTTAGCGCTTTAGCTATTTCAGTATCATCAGTTGTCTTTGGTCCTTTAAACTTAAGTTCAACAAATTTTATACCTAATTCTTTCATCAACTTCTTATTTAATAAATCTGCTAAATCTTCTCTAAGAGGTTCAAATGTTTGTTCCTCAGTTATTTGTTTAGCAGTTTCTGCTGTAGCCTTATTATAATCTTGTGTATCTCCTGTATAAATAGGAGCTAACCTAAAAGAACCTCTTACAATATCTCTATTATTCTTAAGATATTCTAAAAATAAAGCATCATCTTGCATTATTTCTGCTAACTTCTCGAAATGTATTTTTACATTTGATTTACCTTCTTCCATGCTAAACTCATTGCTAAATGCTTCAGCTTCTAGAATTAAGTATTTATGTTGTGCATCTTGGCCTTTTGCTCCAGCTAACAAATCGATGCTATCTTGTGTAAGCTGTCCATTTTCAACAACTATAGCTAAAGGAATATGTCTCCCATCTTCAAAATATTTATAATTAAGTTCATCAGCATTCCTAGAACCCATCATCTTGACTAAAGCGCCTATATAACGTGGTAATCCATATGGTGTATAAGGACAATATATATTATCAAATATAATTGAGTTGGCTTCATCATCTATATTCATTTCTTGCCCATCTGCTAAATATTCTCCAGTAAGTCTATTTAACTTTCTAGGATCTCCTAACTCTTTAAAGTAAACTTGCTTAGATCCCACCATCTGTATAAACTTCTTAAATTTTTTCCAACGTTTAATTTTACGCTCATTACCATTTGAGTCAGTTATAACTTCCTCAACTTCTATTGGATCACTTTCTTTGCATAGCCTAACTGTATGAGATGGTATATGTTGAAGTTCTGATATTTCTCCAGTTTCATCAGCTATACACTCTATAGTTGCATATCCAAGTCTTTCTCTATCGTCTATAAACTTCTTAAGAACTCCTGTAAATCGTTCATCAAAGTTGCAATACTTTAGAAACATTTCATACTTGGACCAGTCAGTATCAGCTATATTTTGTTTTGATGTATCTTCTTTGTAATCAAAGTTATAGTCTAATACAGTCCCGAATCCAACTATATTATTTTTATAAGCTTCTATACAAACTTGCAATATATCACTGTTTTCAGATATTCTAGCTAATGCTTCTATATTCATTTCAGGCTGAATAATATATCCTTGACTGTAAAATTCGTTGAATATATCATCAATCTGCTTAGATTGTCCTATGCTGCTACCCATTATCTTTTTTATTCTTACCTGTGGTTTTGTCATTACCTTCTCACCACCTTCCTACGTTCTTTCTTAGTTGTTGTTTTTTCATCTAATGTATTACTTATAAATGCCTGTATAATCTCTGCTAATCCTGTAGTTGCATCAGGAGCATCATCATGCTTATTCTTACCTTTACGTTGGTATTTGTTCATATCTTTATAATACTCAGGCCACCTATCTCTCCAATTAACCGGAAAATGAAGTTTATTCATAACCCAACTACTTTGAGTTAATATTCTAGCTTCTTTATTTTTCCCTTGGAAAAACCACTTTACTATCGTTCTACCTTTTAGTGATTCTATTGTTGATTTTATATTTCTAGCAAAACTTTTACCACCATTATTACTTTCAACTATAGCTACATCTGTATTATTATTTATTAATACATGAGGTACTTCTTTTTCAGTAACTTCCATTGGATCATCATTATAATAAACATCAAGTACATATCCTTCACCTTTATAAACTCCACCTACAATAGTACAAAGCTTATCTTCTCCATCATCTGCGGTATCTGTATAACTTAATATTTGTTCAAAATAAGGCGGTAATTCTTCATATGTACTAAATCTAGTATATAACTTATTTTTAGCATCTATAGGCTCTTGTTGATAGTTAGCTAGTGCTATATCTTCTCCCATAGCTCTTACTTTCATTTCATAACTTTGTTTTGACAATACTTCTTCACAAAGCATACTTCCATCATCTTGAACAGCTTTCATAAGTATCTGTCTACATTTTTTATCTTTAAAATGTTCTAATGCTCTTCCTGCTAAGTCCATAGAAGCCCATCTAGTCATTATAATTATGATTTTCCCACCTTCTTCAAGACGAGATAGCATAGTATTTGTAAACCAATCCCAATGTTTTTCAAGAACATTTTCATTGTTAGCTTCTTCTGCATTTTTAATTAAGTCGTCAACTAATAAAATAGAACAACCAAATCCTGTAGCTGTTCCTCCTGGTGATGTCGCTAAGTAGCTATTATAAGCTCCTTCAAGCCCCCAAAGACTCCTAGCTCCATCTCCACGTTTTATTTTAGTTTTAGGAAATATGTCAGAATAAACAATAATATCTTCATCAGCTTTTTGTTCTTGAATTGCATTCCTTACAGCTTTTGAAAAAGTAGTTGATAGTGTTTCATTATATGATCCTGTCATTACTTTTTCATGAATATTTTTACCAAATACCCATTCAGTAAATAAAGATGCTGTTCTTGACTTTCCATGACGAGGAGGCATATTAATAAGTAATATATCATCATCACTATAATAAAAATCCTGCATCTCATTACAAAGCTTAACTATATATTCTCTATCTTCTCTATAGAAGTCAGGAGCCATTGCATTACAAAAATAAAAGAACTCACGTCTAGCAAGTTCTTTCTTAGCTTCTAATTTAATTAATTCTTTATCCATCTCTTATCAACTTCTTTAGCTCTTCTGTACTTAATCCCTCTAATGGATTTTTAACTTCTACAGTATTATTAGACTCAATAACCTGCTTATCTCTCCATTTATCTGGCCTTCTATTCTTTAACCAGAATATTTGTGCTGTAGTATCTGGAGCAACTTGTTTAGTTACTCTTTTTACTTCTTTTCCATTTTCATATGTTATTTCATCATACTCATATCCTAGAGCTCTTTTTAGTAGAGCATTCTCTACTTCATAGTCAACAACTTCCTTACCCTTTTTTAAGGCCTGTAAAAACTGTAGATAATTCTTTTTATATTCATAAAATGTTTTTGTGCTTATTCCTAAATTCTTTGCTATTTGTTCATCAGTGAGCCCATCCCTAGCCCATCCTTCAACTAATGTAAGCTTAGGCTCAACGTGAGTGAAGTATTTGGACTTTGCCAACGAGCTCACCTCCTACTTTATATGCTTCAATAACAGTCGTTATATTTTTTCTTTTTCCTCTTACCTTCTTTAATATGTTCAAAATTAGGTTTCTTCTTCATTTCTTTTTCATATTCCCATAACTTCTTAGGAACTTCCGTAGGTTTAATTACTTCATCTATATCTTTATAAACTTTCATAAAATCACCTTTTCTCAAAATAAAAAATACCAGGCGGGGAAACCTGGTATTTTCATATATATAGGGGTATTAGAGAGAAATACAAATTTCTATACTACTATTATCTCACCTTTTTCCCCCTAAAAAATCTTCATTTTGTAGTAAAAATGTTGTTAAAGTGTTGTTTTTTCATTTAATAATGGTAATTCTTCATAATCGGGATATAACATTCCCATAACTTTATAAACTAAATTTTGTCTTATCGTATAACAATAACTTCTATCCCTATGCATCTTTATAGCTATATAAGTCATAGTGTTTTTATTTCTGCTATTATAAAAATATTCAAATAAAGTATTTTCATCACTATTTAAAGCTGTAAGTGCATTCTCGATACTTTGTTTTTCTATTTCTAAATCTATCTTTTCTTTAGCTAACTTAGCAATATCTTTTTCTCTTTTCACAACTTCTTTTTCTACACTTCTACTTATGTTATATGTAACCCCAGTACGCTCATCATATGATATAGATCCACAACCTCTATAATCATTTTTCTTTTTCTCTATTTGTAATTCTTTATTCTTTATTTTTATATCTAAATCTTTGTAACTATATAATCTCGCCTCTACCTCTCTAAATAACTCTTTTTTGTCTTTACTCATGTTAGTCCCCCACTTTCTAAATACTTTCTATTGAAACTTCTATACAAGCTTCTTCAGCAAATTCTTTTTCTGCTAATATTCCTACTATATTTCTATCATCCTTAAAAGCCTTACCATTTAATCCATCAAGTACTGCTTTGATATAATTATCAATATCAGCTTTCGTCGGTCTTATTTTACCTTCTATAGCCTCCTTGTACTTTTTCTTACTATAACTTTTAGGTACTTTGAATTTAAATTTTAATTTAATTCTTATATATTCATCATTAAAGTAATGTCGATTCCCATAACTGAGTGCTACAAAATTCTCAAACATTTTTGTTTTAGCAGGTGTATATGCTTTACCTGTTCTTGTATTCATTCTTGGTCTAGCTTTTGTTATAGGTTCTGAATGAATTTTAAATTGTACTTTCATAATCTTTCCCCTTTTATTGTCTAGAATGGTATGTCATCATCTTCTATCGCTTGAAAACCTTGTGGATCTAATCCTTGTGGTTCAAAACTTGGTGTAAATGTTCCACTCTCTTTAGCTTCTTTTGCTTTACTACTTTCTAATGACTGTATGTTCCTAACTGCTATCTTAGTAAATGTTTTATCTTGTCCTGCTTGGTCCTTATATCTATCAACTCTTACTGATCCTTGTATCGCAACTAATCTTCCTTTACTTAAGTAATTAGCCGTATATTCTGCAGGTTTACCCATAACTTCAAAAGGTATAAAGTCTGTTTCTTTTGTTCCATCTTTTTTAGTGTAATCTCTGTCTACTGCTATCGAACAACTAGCCACTGCCGTTCCTGCTCCTGGTATATATCTAAGTTCTGGATCTCTTGACAACCTACCTACTATTACAACATTATTCATTTATCCCTCTCCTTTTTATTTTATTGTCATTCGAGAATAAGAAGTTAGTTTTATAGCAAAATTACTTCTTATTCTCTTGTTGCCTATCCTAAAAGCCTTGCTAAATTATAAACTTTATCTCCTGGTACCTTATCTTTTACAAGTACTGATTTACCTTCTATTATTCGTTTCCCGCTCTTACCATCTTTTAATTCTGTTAAGTCACTTAATTGTTTTTTAACTATATTTGTAAGTTTTAACTTTTCTATCATTTTCTTATTTTCGTACTTACAATCATTTAAACAAAACTCTAACTCTTTTATCTTAGTTTCTAACTCTTCATTCTTAGTTTCTGCTGCTATTAACTTAGTATTAAGCTCACAATTCTTATTTAGTATCGTATCTGAATACTCACTAGCCAATTTTAATTGTTTATCTTTATCTTTCATTAACTTCATATTCTTATTTTGTATAGCATCATATTTTTTTCTTAGTACAAATGGTAATTTCATCTTTATTCCCCCTAGTAATTTATATTTTCTAATGATTCTAAATCTATATTTAATGGTGTAAATGTAGATGATCCACAATCACATTGATACATTTGATTTTCTTCATTTACATAAGTTTTTAATACTGTGCATATTGCTCCAGTTTGAAATTTTACTAAATCTTTTCTCTTTAGTTTGCTCATTTTAATCCCCCTTGTAATTTGTCTGCATATCTATTTTTAAATGTATTAATCAATGCATCCCGTTCTAATATGCTTAGACTTTTTCTATCTTTGCCAGTTCTTATCTCATACATTTTTACAAATGTTTCAAACATTGGTACTAACTCCATAGCTTCGTTAATCATTTTTCGCTCTGTTTCTATATCTTTTTTTATAACTCTTATATATACAGACTTAATCAAATTAAATCGTAATTCTTTTTCATTTACTATTCTTTCAATATATTTATCTTTAGTTATTTGCTTTAGCATTAGCTAACCTCTCCCTTTGCGCTTCAACCATATATTTATCTAAAATTTGGCTTATAGCAACTGTTGTTTCATTATGACCATATCTTTGGTACATTTCTTCTAAAAAAGCTCTTAAATCCGCTCCTATTCCTTCACTCATATATCCCACCCCTAAAATCTTGTATAATTTACTTTTAATTTCTTATAATACGCTTCTTTCAATTCTTCTATGTTAAATCCTAGTGCATAAACTAATTGAATATATTTAGTCAAAATAACGAATATACGGTGTCTTATAAAAGCTTTATTGTTAGAGTTAGATAAAAGTATTACATCTTGTACAAAAGCTAATACAATTCCTTCTATCGACTTTATTTGAAGTTCTTCTACTTCATGTATCAAGTCTATATCTAAATAATTAGCTATGTTACATATATGAGCCATTAAATCTGCTAACTCTTCTGCTACATTGTCCTTATCTATATTTGATTTATCCCACCATTTTTGTACTTTAGCTGCATTGCAAACTTCCATTAACTCGCTTAGCAAATCTATTGCTTGTCCTTTTGTAACTCCAAATTTAGATTTTGGATTAATTGCACCTGGCTTACTTTCTAAGTAATTAATAAACTCCACTTGTTCAGCCTGTATATTTCTTAAATCTATAATCATTTTTCATCCCCCATATGTTTATCCGTATTTTTATTATCTTTAAAAATATCAGCCCAAATTGTTCCTGCTATAAAACCTAAATCAAATATTAGTAGTAGTGCTAATGTTTTCATCGTTAAGCTCCTTTTCAGCTTTTATAATTGCATCTAATTCTGTAAACCCTATTTGCATATATGTTCTTGCTAACTCTATTAATTCTTTTACTCTGTATAGCTCCATAACTTAATCCTCTATATATTCAAATTTCCATCCGTCTCTACTAACTCTTTTATCTCTAGCATTTACATATATCGCAGGTCCACTTAAACCAGTAATCTCTTTAGCTTCTTTTACCGTTTCACATTCTTTATTAAATCCAGTTTTTACATTAATTACCCTTACACTGGTTCTAGCATGTGCCCCTTTGACATAGTTAGGATTTAGATCAGCTTCTATTTTATATTTCTTATCTCTTATGTATCCTGTTGAAATATAAACATTCACTCTATTATCAGTAATTCCTAAAAAATCACTTGCTTCTGATACATTGTTAAATATTTTAAATATTTCTCCATTGTTGATATCAATAAGTCTTATATTCATGTATTTAAAGCTTTTATTTGTTCTTGATTTTACTCTTTGTTTTTCTTTCGGCCTTTTCTCTTCAATATCTGAATTATCCTTGTTACCTGCTTCTCTCCCGTTTAACCCAAATATTTGTCTAGCTTTCCTTAAACCTATTTGTTTCCATCTTCCACTAGGAGTCTTAACTCCACAAACTGTATATGCTAATGCCATATATCCTCTGTAAGTTAAATCATCTGTTACAGGATTAAATGCTATCGAATTATTTATACTACTTTTATTTTCAATCAACTTAACTCTCCCCCTAATTTAATTATTGAAATTTACCTTTTTGACTTTCTCGTAAAAGTCTTTCTAGTTCATCCGGATCATAATTCATAAAAGTTTGATTTATGTTGTGATATCTAGTTTTAACTTGAGGTATAAAACACTTAGCATTGTTAATACTAGATTTATAATCATTTGTTATAGCTGATATTAAGTAACCTGCTGCGTTATTTGTATTAGCTTTTTTTGTTATATCTATCTTTTCTAATAAGTAATTTATATCTTTTCCTTTTTTCTTAAATGAATCTTCTATTGATTTAATAGTTTTATCATCAAAAGAATTAAAAGCTTTTTTTATTTCATCAACAACAACATTTCTTTCTTCTTTTTCTTGTTGTTGTTCTTTTTCTTGTTGTTGTTCTTGTTCTTCTTCTTGTTCTTGTTCTTCTTCTTGTTCTTCTTCTTGTCCACTCCACGTTGGCGTTACGTTCACGTTACGTAAAAACAATTCTTTTATAGATTCATTAGGTATAGATTTAGCTACATATTCTATTAAGGTTTTATCTTTAACTTTTGCTAATTCACCTTTTATACAATCTAATACTGGTTTTCCACCTCTTTTAAGGTTATACTTGCCCCAATTTTTAATAGCTATTTCTCTAGTTTCACGGTTATATTTAATCAATCCTAATAGTTTTTCAAATCTTTCTAATATAGCTCCAACACTTTCAGTAGAGTAACCAAGATCAAAAGCTATTTGTCTTTTAGTTATTTGATATATTCCTATTTGTGTTGTATGAGGATTAGTTAAAAGGTATAAAAGAGTATATCTATCTTCAGCACTCATTTCTTCAGTAACTTTAGGATCTTTCCAAAACTCTATAAATATCTGTCTATAAAGCGCCATGTTTATCACCTACTATCTTTTGATTAAAAATTTTATACCTAGCCAACATCCTAGAATTACTAGAATGTCAGCTAATATTGTCATATATATTACTTGCATTTTAAACCTCTAAAGTTACTTGTCCATCATCTTCGACTACTTCTTTAAACTCTGTATCTATTACCACTTCTTCTTTAGGTTCATATTTAGAAAGTAAGTCTAGTATTATATCTACTTCATCAAATTTAAGTTCTTTTAAACAATATCCATTACTCTCACAAAATTCTTGCATCTTGCTTATATCCTTAGGATTTTCATAATCATATAGACCTTTCATACTTGCAAGTTTCATAATTCCTTGTTTTTGACCAGTTGTAGCGTACCCAACTTTTACTTCTTTTTCTAGAAGTTTATCAGGTGCATTTTTAATTTCTGCACTATCATACATCCCTGCTAAATCTTCTGGGAATGCTTCTCTTAATGCTGTAACTATTGCACATTTTCTAATCATAACCATAGGCATTTGTTTCCATGTTGCTTGCGATTTACTATACTCTTCTAAGCTAACCAGTGACTTTATAGGATGTTTTTTATTCTTAACATATACTTCGCACCAACCACCGATTAACTCCTCTCCTGGAGTTTTTAAACTACCTTCTCTTTCTTTTATTTCTCCATCTTTTGTTGCTACAACTATTCCAGCTCTCATACCTTCATAATCAGGGTTTCTATGTGCTCTTTTAACAAATACATCTTTACCAACTACTATATTTGCAGGAGAACTTCCAAACTTTATAAGATAAGCTTCTCTTATAAATGGATTAAGATGTTGAGCTTTACATAATTCTATAAACATTAATACCTCTTGATCTGTTACATTTCCATTTCCATTAACTAAGTAATTTTTTACTGTTTCAGCCGATAAAATTTGCCCTGTTTCAGTTTGGAACTCTGCTAATGCCAATGCGCTTTTATTTGCTACTTGTATATTATTCATTAGTTACACTCTCCTTATTAAGTTCTTCTATGTTTAGTTTAAGGCCATACATATATCCATCCTTATATGGTCCTTCAACGTCTTTATACTGTTCATCTAGTCGTTCTTTATTGTCTATAAACTCTTGTAACGACCATCCTTCTTCTCTTTTATCTAAACAAAATTGAATAGCAGACTTAAAACCCCAATTACTTTCATAGTCTGGTCCTGTATATCTACTTAACCATTTTGCTTTTAAAAGTTCATTTTCAATACTCACATTTATCACCAGTTTCTTTTTAGAGTTATTTGTGATATAATTTAATTGTCTATTTGTAAATTTTGATTTGGGCTATTGCAGTAGCCCTTTTCTTATATCTGCACTTCAATAGGTAAACCATCATCTCTCACGAAACTATGCATTTCAGCTTCATATTCCATTTGCTCATATTCTTCTAACTTAAGTTCATGATTAATTAAATTTAGAATATTTTCATTAGTACTTTTAATACCTTCAAAGTATGATATTGAACTTATCCATATACTTGGATTATCTTTGCTCATATACTTTTCTATTTGCTCAGTAGAATATTTGATATTATGTTCAACAACTTTCTTTATACTTTCTAACCCTTTAGACATTTAACTCACCATCTTTCTATATGCTTTTAATAAATCAAACCTGAAATTTAATTCATCTTTTCTATGCGAAAAATCTTTTACAAAAGATTGAAGTATAAGTATGTTCAATTGCATCACCTCCTTAAAAAACGCCACCATTCGCTACCCATTTTTCGTAACTAAGTCTATCTATCCTATACTCTCTTCCAACTTTAATTACTGAAAATAACTTATTTTTTTCAGCATACTTAGCTAGACCTCTAACATAACTTTCTGATGCTTTTATGTAATTTGAAAATTCTTTTATTGTTAGATACTCTCTAGGAGCATAATCATTGTTATCCCTAAACATTTGCATAACCTCTACTATATCTTCTCGTTCTGATATAGCTATTAAAAGTGAATCTATATCTATATTCTTAACTATTAATTTTTGTACTTCAGTTGCCATAATTCCCTCCTATGCCTCTGATATAGCTAACATTGGCTTTAATTTATTTATAAAATATACTTGCCCTTTTCCTGTTACCTTAGGTGTTTTACTTATGCTTATATGACCATCTGAATGATTTATTGTAGTTTCTTTTATTTCAAATAAACCTTGCTCCATAGACTTTTGAGTTGGCATATTGCAATCTGCACCTTTTCTTTTAATTAAGTATCCATTATTTCTTAACCATTCAAAGAATCTCTTTTGTCCTGTATCTATTCCATTTTGCTTTAGTATCTTTGCTAACTCTCCTACTAATATTGATGTATGACTAGCACTTACTGAATCTGCAAATATTGCTTTTGGTTTTAATTCCTTATTTTCTATTTGCAACTTTTCATTAACTAAATTTAAATTATCTATTTTTTTATTTGCTAATATCAATGCTCTTGCCATTACCTTTTCAGGACTATTCCAATCTTTTTCTATTTGTAAGAAATACTTTCTTGCTTGTTTTCCCTTTTCACTTCTTTGTATCATTGCTATTTCTTTTGCCATGTCTAGTTTGATAGCATGATTTATAACTTCCTGATATCCTCCATTAGCTATTGGACTTTTTTGTCCAACTGTACAAAAGTCGATATTTTCTTCGAATCCATATTCTTTCATTCTGTCAAACCATTTTTTATATGGCGTTTTGATTTCTAAAAACTCATGTAATTCTCTTCCACTTAAAATTGGTTCTTGGCTTTCATTTACCTCGATTTTTATCGGTATTATATTTTCATTTGTTGCTACTACTAAATTTGACATTATATTCCTCCTGTTTAATCTGTTTATTTATACATACTTACTTCAATTTTCATAAAAAATATATTAATTATATACTTTGTATATTTCCTTCAGTAAACTTTTTGTTGTCTATATCTTTAAAAAAAAGATCTACTACAGATACACCAAAATATTCAGCTAGCTTTTTAGCTTCAGATACTGTAAATTCAGTTTTGCCATTTTCTTTATTCCAGTATGTATTTGAGCTTATACCTAAGAATTTAGCTACATCTGATTGATTTACAGCTTTCAACTCTCTTTCTGCTTTAAGTTTACGATTCGGCATTTAACTCACTCCTTTCGTCAACATTTTGTTGTCTTAACAATTACAATTATAGACAACGATAAGTTTACTGTCAACACTATTTTTACATTTTTCTTTAAAAAATATTCACTTTGTTATACTTTTTACCAAAAAATCAACAAATAGTTTATAATAAATTGTGAAATTACTCAGAGGAGGTGTTTGTATGAAATTTCATGAAATACTTAGAAAAGAAAGAACTAGCTTAGGTTTGAATCAAGTCGAATTTGCTAAAATTTTTAACGTTACAAAACAGACGGTTTCAAATTGGGAAAATGGTAATAGAAATCCAGATAGTGCTACTTTATCTAAAATGGCAGATTATTTTGAAGTTACTGTCGATTACCTCCTTGGAAGAACAGATGAAAGAAACTTGCAGATAGAAAAACCTAAACTTGATGAAGGTATTACAACAATAAATGCTAAAAAAATAAATATAGATGAAGATTTGCCAGATGAGGCTATTGATAAAATAAATGAATATATAAAAATGGTTGAAATGATGTATAAAAATAAAGGGGAGTAATTATGAAAAGTTTTAATTTAAAATCAGGAACTATTGTTAATATTGATGATACAAAAATTAATATACTAAGAACAGATGGAAAAAGTGCATTAAAGGGATTGTTCGCTGGAAGAACTATGGGAGAAATGACTATTAAACTTTCAGCTGTTACAGGTGTAATACAATATGCAGATTATTTATTAATTTGTGCATCAGGACTTCCTACGCCTAATGATTTTAAAATTTCGAGCATTCCAGACATAAAACAATATCCAAACTGTATTGTCGGTAAAGAAAATGAACTAAAGGAAATTTATGATCATATAAACACTTTACTATAAATAAAAGTATATGAGCAGTTATACTGCTCTTTATTTAAACTCTCTATACGAACATAAGTTCGTTTTATAAAGGGGGATTGATAATGACAAAACTCGAACGCCTGTATGAGCTTGCTCATAATGAAAATATCAATATTCATTTTTTTAATTTAAAAGAAATTGGTTTATTAGGATTAAATGTCAGTAAAGAAAATATGCCACATATGATATTTTTAGATCATTCTATAAGGGAATATAAAAGACTTCACACTAATGTGTTAGCACATGAATTAGGACATTATTTCACAAGCTTTGGTAACTCTATAGCTGAAACTAACTATATTGAAAAAGTGCTTAACAATAAATATGAAAATAAAGCTGATAAATGGGCTTGTGAGTTTTTAGTGAGAGAAGAAGAGTTAATTAATGCTTTGAATAAAAATATTAATTGTATTCATAATCTTGCGGAATACTTAGATGTTGATGTTGAAATTTTATTAAAAAGGCTTGAATATTTAGCATTGCAAAAACCAACTCTAAGAATATCTGATACTAAACAATTAGTACTTACTAATCTTCCAAATATATATTTTTATGAAGATATTTACTTATAAGGAGGTGGTCTGATTGAACATCAACAGTGTTTTTATCAGAAAAAGAAATGAAAACTATAATGTAGTACTAGAATATTTAGATGAAGAAACTGGGAAAAGCAAACAAAGAAGCCAAGGATCTTTTAAAAAGAAAAAAGATGCAGAAAAACTTCTTATAGAAATAAAAAGTTCTATTAATAATAATAAGTTCCAAGTTCCAACGTCCAAAACATTCGTAGATAGATGTTATGAATATTATAATAATACCGCTAAGGATTTTTCTCCTACTACATTAAAACGCGCAAATGCAGTTATAAGAAATTACGTAAATTCTTTTTTTAGAGATAAAAAGTTAGTAGATTTGAGCGTTAAAAATTATCAAGATTTTATAAATCATTTATATACAACAAATCTAAAGACAAGCACTATAAAAGAAATATTAAATAAAACAGATGCAGTCTTACATGAGTGTTATAGGCTTAGGGAAATAAAAGAGAATATTCCAGACTTTATAATTTTGCCTAAGAGATCAGATATATCTAACATAGATATTTATACTGTAGAAGAAGCACAAAAAATACTTTCAGAGTGCTCTAACTTTCCTATTTTAGAAATACCTATGCATTTATTCTTATTAGGTGGCTTAAGATTCGGAGAGATGGCAGGACTACTTTGGGAAGATGTAGATTTTGAACATAACATATTAAGAATACGTAATAATTTAATATATGTAGATGGAGAATATTTCTTAAGGAAAACTAAAACAGATGGAAGTACTAGAGATATAACAGTTCCAATAGCTTTAATGAAACTACTTAAGAAAGAGAAAATTAAACAAAATAAACTTAAGATGCAAAATTTATTAAAAAATGATCACAATGTAGTTTGCTTGAATAGTAAATACAGATATTGGAATAATAGTTCTTTTACAGTTGCTTATAAAACTTTTTTAAAGAAAATAAATATGAGATACATTAAGATTCATTCATTGCGACATGCTCATGCATCCATGCTTATATTAGCAAATACAGATATGAAAACTGTATCTGAAAGACTGGGTCATACAGATATTAAAATTACCATGAACATATATAGTCATGTTTTAAAAGAAATGGATTTAACCGCATCAGAAAATATAGAAAAAATACTTTTATATAAAAAATCAAACTGA